GAGTAAAGATCCACGTGTCAAATTATTACCATCAGATACCTGTTCTATCACAGATTTAAACGTGCTATCATAATTGTCTATGAATACATGTTTAGTAGATGGTTTAATAAACGGTAAGAAATGTGAATCTCTTTTTAGGTGATGAGGAAGTAATTCTATGTGATTGGTCCCTTCCAACACTTTCTCCAAAATGAAGGTTTTACCCACTCCTAGGGGTCCACAAATAAATACATTCTTGCCTTCTCTAATGTATCTACTAATTAGATCTATCTGTTTAGTGTGTATCGTCGTTACGACGGGACTTTTTTTTTGCTCGACTATTTTAATGAAGGAATCCATAGATGATCTTACTAATCAGGCCATAGATTTGGTACTCAAAAATGACGCACTACATGAAAGAATCGTAAAACCTTTAAGAAAGAAAATTTTACCATTCATTGTATCCACAATCCTTACCAATCTTCTAATGTTTATTCTTTTGGCGTACCTTGTTCGACGTCTGTCTCTTCTTCCTCTTCATACTCTTCAGTTTCCTCCAGTTCCTCTTCCTCCTCTTCCTGTTCAGTAGGTGAAAGCATTCTACCGATCTTCTCAAATGGAGTATCTTGAGTCATAGCCCGTATAGGTGTAGTGGTCTTAGGAGGCTTTAAGAATGGAATTGGTCGCACATCTAAGATTTCGGGTTTGGTAAATATACCGTCAATGGGGTATTCCTTTTCAAAGTTGAGAAGGATATGTTTAGGTATAGGTGGTGACTGTTCAAGTAGACTATCATATGTAGTTTTACACTCTTCGACGAATTTAAGACCTTCTTT